TATCATAATAATACAAATAAGTAAATAAAATATCACAAATACATGTTACTAAATTGAATAACATAATTAGATATTCTATTAGGGTTTTGTTAGGCAGTCTCAAATAATAGAGAAAGATGAGGAAAAAACAGGGGATGGCTATAATGTCTCCCAAATGTGGCAAAGATTCTTTCCAGGAGTTTTTTTTAAGTTTGGACATCTTTATATTATATTATTATTTACAAAATAATAATAATAAAACAAAAATAACATCTTTGCATATTTAAATAATGAACTCACTGACTATTTATCAGTATTATCTTGCAAAAAGGTCACAAGCAATAATCGCGTAATTCATCCGGCATAGTCAATTCAATATCCATTTCTAAAAGTTGTTCATATAATTTTTTTACACGATTTTTGGCATACATTTGCACGTTGTATGGTTGCTTAAATAAACAGAAACCGTCACCTGTATAACAAAATACATCTTGCCAAACCATAAAATAGTTTGGATTATTTTCTTGAACCATTCGTGCGACATCATACAAACTATGTTCATAACTGGACCTTCCCGAAAGTTTATTTAATTCGGGGTTACCAAATATAAACATTTTATTTACTGCAGTCATAAGGTTAATTTTTTTAATATTTTTAAAATATTTTAACTGATTTACTATAAACCAATCACATGTATGTTGGTCAAATATAGTAGAAGCATCTATTGGTTCAAAAACAGGCACAAGGAAATCATGGGTCTCGTTAGAATATATTCTATAACCGATTAATATACGATTATTACTAATTTGCGAATGCAAACTAGAACACGCATTTTCTATTAATTTATCATTTAACGCAATAGTATTATTTACTTGATACAAATTATATTCTAAATCGCGTATGTGTTCATTGCAGGTTGTTATTTTACAAGTTAACTCACTTGTATTTGTATTGTTTTCACTATATATTGTATCATATTTTTTATTTATTTCGTTCAACTTATACTCTAATAAATTGATAGTATCTATATAATTTTTTATTTGCCTTTTTATTTTTAGTAATAATCCTAATAATATAAATCCGATGACTATCACTTTTATAATTACAATTATCTGGTAACTAAACCGATAATGTAATGATAAATCGCTTGTATGAACTTGGACTTGATTCATAAATTATACTTGTTATTTTTGGGTGATTGCTTATTTTATATTTCAATTTTTAATAAATTTATTTTTAAACCAGGAAAATAATAATTTACGTAATCGTGTAAGTTTGGCTCTTTATTTTGTTGTCCTGAGCAATTCGTGCATCTTCATTCTTGACAAAATCATCATGCTTTGCTTGCATCATAGCAATATCCTGTTGACATCCATTTGCAGCCATCTGGAACTGTGTTATAGAAATAATGAGAATCGAAGCATATACATACCACATGGCCTCGCCTATATTATCTCTCAGTGCTACTGTATCCAATAATTTTTGCTTCATCTCTGGAGTTCCTGCACCTTCCTTCATTAAAGGTGTCAACATATTCCAGTATTCCTCAAAATTCTCGGGAACGATTTGATTAATAAGAATCGATGTATTTCCAAATAATTTGATAATAGCGTCAGCAGCGGATTGATACGCCTCTCTGTTTTTAGCAGCATTGACATCACCATCAATAGCAGATTCGACCTCTTGGTTCTTCAGCAATTCTGTAAGCAATTTATTCGCAGTATTAGAAACGACGAAATAACCTATTACATTTGAAAAGGCCGATTTAAATCCGGGGAAAGTAACAATGACACCGATTAGAGCTCCAAAGATGAAGACCCATGGCACCAATGTGATATAAGCAGCTGAATTAATATTATGTAAGACACTGCCGCCACAAGTAGCGATTAAGACAGATATATTTAGACCAAACTGACTCAATACTGCTGCTAAAAAATAGACGAATAGAGTGCCGTATAAAGACATGGCATAAGTAGAATATAGTTTAGGGTCTTCTAAAATCGCTGTGGTCAACTTAGGTTTTATTCCGGCATAATAGATAATCGTGATGACGATAAATAAAATAATTGCTATAATAGAACCATCCATTGTTTCTCTTCTATAAGTATTATGTATAATTTAATTTGGAAATGTAACAGTAAATACTATGGACAAACCTATTTTAACAGAACCCGGTGTCAAATATTTTTTAACAAAGTCATTACAAGAATGTCACTCATTTAAAGAAAAATATTATAATACGGCTCTTAATATTGGGTTATTTCTGTTATTTACATTTATCTTAGGCACTTTATTACTATTCAAATACAAGGGAAAACTAACCCCCGCTGAAAAGCTACAAAAAGACAGAGAGAAACAGCAATATATTTTGTCTAAAATAAAGAATTATCAGGATTCCAAAAGGAGAGCGCACCAGGAGCTAATAACTGGCTTACCTGAATGGGGTAGTGATTTGGACAATGCTGCTAATAGGAGGTATTAAATCCAATATTTTTATAAACATTTTTATAAATATTAATATTAATAATATAAATTATAAGAAGAAGAACAATATGAATTACTTATTAGAGGCGATATTCGTCGGCTTATATACACAATTCTTATATTTGCTTCTCTCTTCAGTAGTGAATGAAGAAGGAAAATGGTTTCTCTTTTGTTTAGGATTCTTAAAACATTTGGCGGGAGATGTGTTGGGTCTTCATACCTATTACTGTAATAACGGCGATGCTTGCATCAATTGTGAAACTAGCGAAACTAGTAAAAAGGTATCCAATAGAACAAATCTAATGATACTTATAGAATGTATAGGTGAAGGTGGACTCTTTTATTTAGTGGGCTCTGCATTGTATACCTTTGTTCCTTATTTTCTAAAACATCGATTGCTATCCGTGTTCCTCATCGGCTTCTCTCTTCACACCGTCTTTGAACTAGTCGGATTCCATTATTTATTTTGCAAGTATAGATGTAGTCTCATAACTAGAAGTATAAAGTGAAATAATATTATATTATACTATCGTATAGAATAAGAATAATATGAGCGATGAAAAAAAGAAGACTTTTTTAGACGCACTTCAACTATATTATAAATATAAGACTGATTATGAAAGCAAATATATGAGACAAAAGAAGAAAAAGTTGAATGACTTGAAAGGTTTAAGTGATAAGGAAAAAAGGCGGGAACTGAAAAAAATAAAGAGAAAATGCATCAGTTGTGGAAAGCCAGTTGGCACACTTTTCTCAGACCCTCCTATAAAAATGGAAGATGGACGACATCTAACCATCATGTGTGGCGACAGGGCGAATCCATGTTCTTTGAAAGTAGATATCAATTTAGGAATAATCTATAATCTACCCGATGAGGTTAGTGACAGTGAAGAGACCATAGCAGGATACAAGAAAGACATCATCAATGATAAAAATGATTTACTTTTTGGATATATTACTCCTGAAGAAGCAGTGGAAAAGTTTGAAGAGGTTAAAACAAACATGGCACAGAGTGTCGGGTTATATGAGTTTATGTTATCATCACTAATCAATATAACGGCAAACAAAGAACAGGGCGAGAAACAAAAAAAGATTCAGGACGAATTATATGTCCATATAGAATCTGTGAAAGAATTAATGGCGCAATATGAATCAGAGAAAAACACGCAATTTGCTCACGATGCGGTGGAAATATATGTAAATGATATGCTGCCTAAGTTGAAAGAATTATACAAGACGAAAGAAGGAGTTGGGTTTTGTGAGCCGGGGCATGAAAATCGGGTAGAATGTTCTTATAGAGGGGTCGAATTTAACCCTGATGATAACACTTATCATTTAATAGTGAAGCCTTATTTTCAGGAAGAAATAGAAGTGGACCTTGTGGAAAATGGGCAAAAGGTTGTTTCCATGGTAGTAGGCAAAGAGAGAAAAATTAGTAAAAACAAGGTAGCACCTACATTTCAAGTAGAAGCAGTTCCTGATATCGAGGACTCATAGAATATCGGTGTAATAATAATAATAAGAAGAATAATAATAGTAGTATAGTATAAAGGAATGTTTCTAGGCAAATTTATTTCTCTCCCCGTATTTATCATTAGTTTAGCCATTGGCTTACTTTTCGTCTACGCAATGGGACCTGATATGAAGGTTGTATATGTGTACCCGACACCTGATAATGCGGGTTCTGTCTATTACAAAGACCAAGCTGACAATTGCTTTGTTTATAAAGCGGATAAAGTCAAATGTCCTTCAGATGAAGCCCAGATAAAAACAATTCCTGTTCAATCAGCACCGGATCAAAATGATTTAATACAGAATAATAATAATCTATTCTAAGATTATATAGAATGAAAGCGAGTTCATCCATGTCAAAACTATTACATACTACAAATGGACGATACATTTTATCCGCCATTTTAGGATTTGGATTGGCCACTATATTTAGAACAGTTTGCAAGGATAAGAATTGTTTGATATTCAAAGCCCCTCCTTTAGACCAGATTGATAACAAGGTGTATAAGTTTCACGATAAATGTTACAAATACACCAGTGTTTCCAAAGCGTGCGATTCGGCGAAACAGGTTGTCCCATTTTAACCTTTTATCTCGGTTTTACACTGAGTGGTAAAAAATATATAATATTTTTATATATTTTTCTTTTATAAAATTCGTAATTCTTGCTAAAAAACCCTCTTCTTATAGAATACTATTTATTCATGTCTACGAGTATCAACGAATTGCCAACAAATCCTACTAATGGCGGCACCATCGGCGGAAATATATCGATGACGGCTACGGAATCATCCATGGGGCAAGGTCAAGGGCAGCTGCAAGGAGGAGGGATGACTTTAGACCAAACGACCATTAATCAAATTGTCAATGGATTACAACAAGCCAGTTCTTCGGGTGCTACGCAATTAGCCTCTAGGGACATTCCCAGAGATGTTGATGCTATGGTTTCCGACCCACAAATACAACCCAACTATGTTCCGCATACTGATAACCAAGATTATATCAAAGACTATGACGAGAATGATGATATTATTCGCGACTATGAGAGAAAAGAACAGTATAATAGTAATTTAGACCAGCTCTATGATGAGATACAAATCCCCCTTCTTCTCTCTGTGCTATACTTCTTATTCCAGTTGCCCATTGTTAAAAAAACATTGTTTCAACATTTCCCCATCTTGTGCTTAAATGACGGAAATTATAACATTAATGGCTATCTGTTTACATCTATTTTATTCGGTCTTTTATACTATTTGCTCTACAAGATTGTTACACATTTCAACCATTTTTAATCTTTTTTGGATAATAATACCAGATAAATGTCTTTATAAAAACCTATATAAAATGATGGTGCCAAGTATCTATAGTATATGGATCTGTTAAATGTATTTAACCATGCCACGAACCATGCTTTATTTTCAAAGATTAAAACAGACAATGTTGTTATCGACGCTCTAATATCGACATTTATTCTCGGCACGATTGGCTACCTGGTTAAACGACTAGCGTTTTATATAGAAGGCCAAGATTATTCATCTTGGTCAATTAATATTCGTGACATGTTTTGTAAAAAGAATGTGCTACATATTGAAGGGCAGAAAATTTCGGCATCGTCCCCTTACAATACTAACAGCTCTATTTCCCTCATATTTAGTAACAGATTCAAGGCTGTATGGGATTATTTGATTAAGACTATGGATTCAAACAGCAGTATTCGTGAAATAAAAGAGATTTGCAATATGATTACGAATTCCCGTTACAAGTATGATGATAATGGCAATATTATTATACCAACAGAAGACTTAGACTTGGTAGTTGTCTCTCAAAAACGCCCGTTTCTTTTTAACAAAGACTTGCAGATTTATGCTATGGTTCAGTTCAAAAGTGACGCCAATGATTTAGGTGAAGAAAAGAAGTCGAAATCCAATGTGAAAATAGAGGATATTTGTATTTCATTGTATTCTTATCATACGCCTATTGTTGCTATTATGGAATATATTGACCGATTAACAAAGGAATATTTGCTATCTATTGAGTTAGAGAGAAAGCCTAACCGATTCTTGTATAGTTTGCAGACTACAAAGGCAATAAATAGTATCCATGATTGCTGGTCAGAAAGCCTGTTTCAATCTAATAGGACATTTACCAATATGTTTTTTGATGGAAAAGAAGTAATTTTAGATAAAATTCGGTTCTTCTTGAATAACAAAGGTTGGTATGATACTATGGGCATCCCTTACACACTTGGCATCGGGTTGTCAGGCCCTCCAGGCACAGGTAAAACTTCTTTTTTGAAAGCACTTGCCAATTTAACAGACCGCCATATTATTGTTCTTTCTTTACAATTGTTGAAGACCAGAAGACAGTTATATGATTTTTGGAATGAAACGCAGTATAATTCTAATAATAAGAAAAATAGTATTCCATTTTCCGAGAAAATTATTGTGATTGAAGATATTGATTGTGCTGGTGATATTATATTAAAACGGACTTTTAAGAGTAAAACAAGGTCATCAAGTTCTAAGAAACATGGGGTTGAATCATCTGTTGTTTCTAATGAAACGAATGGATCTAATAATAGTAATAATAATAATAGTAATAATAATAGTAATCTTGTCTTAGTAAAGGCATTGGAAGAGGATCCTATTCATTTAGATGATATATTGAATATGATTGATGGTATTAAAGAAACACCTGGACGTATTTTAGTGATTAGTAGCAATCATTACGATAAGCTGGATGATGCTTTGATACGTCCTGGAAGAATCGATATTACGCTAAAAATGGGAAATGCATCGAAAAAGACGATTCAAGACATGTATTTACATTTTTACAAGAAACCCTTGTTTAACAAAGCAATTTCGGGGTTACAAGACGAGTTTTACTCTCCGGCTGAAATCATTAATATTTATATTATGTATAAGGATGACCCAGAGGGATTTGTAAAACGTTTGCTTTTACATAAAAAACTATAAGGTCATAGTAATAGTAATAGTTGTCAATGATTTCTACATATATAAAAAATTTAGTAGACTCGATTCCTACTAGGAATAGGAATAAACAGTCTATGGACCTCATTTTAGATGGCGGAATGTTCAATGGTTCCTATCTTGCTGGAGCGTTACTTTTCATTAGAGAAATGGAACAGCGAGGTTCCATCAAAGTAAGGAGATTATCCGGATGTAGTGTGGGCTCCATTGCTGCTGTATTATATCACTTGGATGCTGTAGAACTAACAGAACCAATTTACGAAATATTGTTGGATACATTTAAAACCACCTATCGCGTAGATATTTTTCCAAAGATGTTTTCCTTGATGGAACCTTTATTAACCGATGAAACTATTAGACGAATGAATAGGCGAATTTATATTACTTATTATAATGTGAAATCTGGTAACCGAGTTGTTAAATGTAAATATCGTTATAAGCAAGATGTCTTTGACGCAATAAAAAGATCATGTTTTGTCCCTTTTATGATAGATGGCTGCATAATGTATCAAAAAAAATATATAGATGGAATGAACCCATATATTTTTCCTACGAAAATCGGGGAGAAAGAAAAAGTTATCACATTGTATCTCGATTTGTTTGGTTATGGAAAACTGTTAAATATTATTTCAATAAAGAATGAAAAAACCAATTTTCATAGAGTATTATCAGGTGCATTGGACCTCCATTTTTATTACTTGAGAGGAACCAGCACATCTATGAGCAGTTGCATTGAAGATTGGTCACTTTTAGAATACTTATATTATGTATATATACGACGGATTGTAGAACGCATTATATATTATATTGTTTATGCTGTATTTTGCTTACAAAAATATCATATATGTTTAACTTCTATAATTCCTATAAAACGCTTATATATTGCCTTTATTAAGCGGTATTGTTTATAAAGGAATCTTGGGAAGTAGTTCCCATAGTCGTCTGGATTTATTTCCGGGTTTTTTCTTGCCTGTTTTCTTTGTCTTTTTCCCTTGTTTCCCTTGTTTCCCTTGTTTCTCCTTCCTTGCTTTAGCTCGGTCTTCTTTTTCTTCCAAGGGACGGTAACGCAGAAACCATTTATGGTATTCTTCCGAGTTTTTCTTATCTTTTAACTCTTTGAATTTCTCCGCTTTTTCAGCGCGTATGGTTTCTAACGTGTCTTGTTTTCCATAACACTGGATACTAAATCGTTTTAGCAGGCCTTTTTGTATAAGTCGGTTTTTCTGTTGCACATCAAAGAGATATTGCGCCATGCATAATATGCGTTCAACATCATAGTAATTGCGTCCTGAATACAAGAATGCTAAATAAAAACTTAGAATAGTGTCAATAGTAGCAATCTTCACCTTTTCTCCGTGGATTTTCACCATATTATAACTATGGCACGCTATAGGTTTATAAATGAATGCTACTGTATCCTTTTTAATCATAATTTGGTAATGAGGTGCTACAATCTCACCAATTGCATCTCTCTTGACAATGGTCACCTTGGTAAATCCTTCGTCCTCTAGGCGTTCCTTGACAATGTTGGCTACGAACTCAGGGTCTTCAGCTAATACATCAAAATCTGCTACTTTTTTCAACTTATGCTGAAGGTCTTCGGGCATATAATGCGAATATAAAGATAAACTATATCCACCGAAAAAGACGACACTTTGATTAATAAAGGTGCTCCTTAATGTGTCAAAAATAATCGCCTCTTTTGATTTATTTTTTTTAAGAAGCGCTGTCACTTCAGATTTACTACTGCTGCGGCTGCTCTTTTTGTCAGCTTCTTTCTCTAAAGAGGTAACATCTTCTAGACTGCGTTGAAATTCTACTTTACTACAGTGTTCGCCTTTCAATGGATAATGTTTGTTTAACAAGGTAATTCTTTTTAGAATTTTATCCCAGCGAGAGATGTCGCCATCTGGTCGTGATAATTCTAAGTACATGGACATTCTCAAAAAGTTAGCGGGTGCGTATAAGATTCCGTCTACTTTGATAGCATCATTGACTAGCTCTTTATAAATCTCTTTATGAATATAAGTGATATCGGCAATACCTACAAAGTCAACAAATACTTTATAAGTGCCATAATGTTGACCGGCTTTTGCCTCTACTTCTGGAAATCCTTCTTTCACATAAATATCAGCCAATTCTTTAGCGTCATCTAAAGCATTGACGGAAAAGAAATCATAGTCGCTTAAGGCGATATCTTTGTTGTAAAACTGGTCTTTTTTGGGTAATATGTTGTTCACAGCGGTTCCACCATAGACAACCAGTTTCTTCTTACGAATAAACTTTTCTAAAATGCCAATAATTTTTCTAATTTCTGGCGAATTTACCACTTTTCGGCCCTGTTTTTCTTCGGCTTTGTCCATGGCTACGCGAAGAATCGCCAATTCGCATTCTTCGAAGGACATCTTTTCATCGCATACATTTTGTTCTTCTGTTTTATTGGTATTCATTCTGTTTATATTGTTTATTATATTAAGCAGAGACTATTATTATTTTTATTTATTATTTTTTTTATTTATAAAATTGATTCTATTTATATTTATATTCTCTTTATTCATTAGAAAAAAGACAATGGAGCAACCCAGATTGCGTTATGTTCCCGACACTGAGCATGTCAGACAACTAGTATCTTTGCTAACATTGACTGACCAGTTTCTCTACAGGAGTCATGTTATCTGTATTTACAGTCGCTTCTTTGATGCGTTCGATGATGCTGATATGGCATACCGAGTGTTATCTAACTTTATAGATAATGATGATACAAAGAAGATTCTACTGTGTAATTTGCAGGCCATCTTTGAGCAAGAGGCTGTTTAGACTTTAAATGAATAATAATCCGTGCTAATCGTTTTTGTAGCATAACTTAGGTTAGGGTCCGGTTTAGGTGGAGCCGGTATAGTGACAGGGATATATCTCAATCGCTCCGGTTTTAAGACAAAGGCATATCCGGCTTCGTCGAAGTAAAGAGTATCTTCTTCTAAAAAGGTGTCATAACTTTGATAACGCATAGCCACCATTTGGCATCCCATCTCTCTGCAAACAATGGTATTAGGGTTACCAGGACTAGTTCCATTATCGGGCATAGCAATGGTCATACTAAGTTTGTTATACTCTTGCAATTCATTCATATCCGGCGTATTTGCCACATCATAATAGTGTAAGGCGCGCATAAAAATAGAATTGCTAGTAATATTCACATACTCATAAAAATCGGCATTGTCCATGAAGGCATCGTTCAATTTGTCCACAATGACAATAATTTTTTTCTGGTTGCATAACTTTAAAATAGGGGTAGTAGCCAAATTTTTTCCGCCATTTTCAAAGCTAGTTTCGGGTCCTAAGAATAAATTGTCATATTCTTTGAATAAATTGGCAAAGTTCTGATACATGGTTGGATTGGTGCTCTTTATTCTTAAATGTATCATTAGAGGGTCCCCTGGATTAGGACAGGTTCCTCCAGAAAAGGCATAATTCTGTATCGTTAACAAGACATCCGAAAAAGGCACATAATTATATGTCTCTTTTACATAATTACTATCTTGCGTAGAAGTGGCTACAACAGGCTTATTGTCAACAGAATATATTTCAAAATCAAGACATCTTACACCCTGTTTTATCACATCTTTTAATGCGCAAATAGACACATAATCGTTTTTATACTGACCTATACTACAGCAATTGTATGCGGTTTTAATATAATAGTCACGCAAGTTATGCTGACAATTTGGGTCGCTCTTATTTAAGCTCGCAAGGTGTCCGTTCAAGGTTCCGTATAAGTTATCCATGGTGCTACATTCACTGGGAATGGCAACGCCTGCTGAATGGTAATAATTATACACGGCCGCTAAAATAATGATAATGAGAATACAAATGGATAAAATAATAGCACCTGTATCCTCCTTAAGGCTTGCCATCAGTTCTATCGTTTTATTGATTGGGTCTGTAGGAATGGATGGTTTTGATGACATGGAATCTTATTATCTAATATAATAATGATAGTTTTTTATTATATTAAAAACAAAATAGTTAAATATTCTTCTATAGTATAGTATATAGTAATCTATGCCAGGAGGCCTTATGAATTTAGTCAGTAGCGGGGCACAAAATATTATATTAAATTCGAATCCTAGTAAAACCTTTTATAAGGCCACCTATGCGAAATATACGAATTTTGGCCTACAAAAGTTTCGCATTGATTACGAAGGGTCGACCACACTTCGTCTCGCCGAAGAATCCGTATTTACTTTCAAGATAAAGAGATATGCCGATTTATTAATGGACACGTATTTGTCCGTTCAATTGCCTAATATATGGAGTCCCCTAGTTCCTCCTACACAAGAAGAAGGTGCCTCAGGAAAATGGATTCCTTATGAATTCAAATGGATTGAAAATCTGGGCTCGCAAATGATTTCTAAAATTACGATTACTTGTGGAAACCAGACACTGCAAGAGTATTCGGGGGCCTATTTGCTAGCCATGGCACAGCGCGATTTCTCGGCTGAGAAAAAGGCGTTATTTGACCGCATGACAGGACATGTCCCTGAATTAAATGACCCTGGAAATGCCGGAACTCGTGTCAACTCTTATCCAAATGCTTATTATACTGACAGTCCATTAGGAGCCGAGCCGTCTATTCGTGCCAGAACCATTTATGTCCCATTGAATTCCTGGTTCACTATGAAGAGCCAAATGGCGTTTCCTCTAGTCTCTCTTCAATACAATGAGCTACAAATTGTTGTAACATTGCGTCCTATACAAGAGCTATTCCAGATTCGTGATGTCTATGACTCGGTGAATAATTTCCCTTATGTGGCACCTAACTTTAATGTATATTATATGCAGTTTTTCCGTTTTTTACAAACACCACCTGACATCGATATTGGTATCAACTCTTACACGGATACACGAAGTATTTGGAATGCCGATATTCATTTAAATTGCACTTATTGTTTTCTCTCTAATGCCGAATCCAGATTGTTTGCGCTTCAAGAACAAAAATATTTGTTTAAGCAGGTGAAGGAGACTAAATTCTATAATGTTACGGGTTCTAACAAAGTAGATTTGAAATCTTTAGGGTTAATCGCCAATTATTTGTTTTTCTTTCAACGAAGTGATATTAATTTGCGCAATGAGTGGTCAAATTATACGAATTGGCCTTATCGTTATATACCTGCTGACTTAATTAGAGCTCCTACTACGGACAATTATGTAATACAGCGGTTTAACCCTAGCGACCAGAGTTCCGTGGATACACCGATTGGTCCTGGGGTGAATATAGACGGGCGTGAAACGGGTTGGATGATTACTGGAGTAGCCAATTTTGAGAATTTAAAAGAGATTCTAACGAATATGGCTCTTTTACTAGATGGTTCTTATAGAGAGAACTCACAAGAGGTGGGTATTTATAACTATATAGAGAAATATAGTCGCACGAGTGGAAATGCTCCAGATGGATTATACTGTTATAATTTTTGTTTGAATACAAATCCGTATGATTTACAGCCGTCGGGTGCGATTAATATGAACCGTTTCCAGACGGTTGAGTTAGAAATAACTACGATTATACCACCCATTGACCCTTTGGCACAAAGTCTAACAATTTGTGACCCTACTACAGGAGTTGTCATTGGTATTAACAAACCCACCTGGCGAATTTATGATTATAATTTTAATTTGACAGTCTTTGAAGAACGAGTGAATATTATTACGTTTGTAGGTGGAAACTGTGCTTTAACCTATGCTACTTAGATTTTTGTTTTTCTTCCTATTTTTAATATGTATAGTTATTATATATTATGCCAGATTTAAAGAAAGATGAAACGAATAAAAAAGTGCAACCTGTAGGAAAAACCGTGGTCAATGCTAGTCCAGGAAAGGCTGTAAAAAGTGTAAAAAGTGTAACTAGCTCTGTTGTATTTACGTTTATGATTACGTACACTCTTTTATTAACCACAGCTACTATTACCTTAATAGAAGCTTTAAGAACAAAGGTTCCGCTTGTGCGTCACATTTTGAATTTAGAAACTTGTATTTCTGTTGTAGCTTCTTATTATTATGGTATTTTTATTACTAAGGTCCAAGATAAGACAATCACAGTTGATTGGTCTGAAATAACTAAGTTGCGATACATTGATTGGTCCATTACAACACCGATGATGTTAGTAGTATTGGCGCTTGTATTAGGATTGAATTCTAAGAAAAATATTCATTTCCCTACAATTGCCGCTATTATTTTTCTAAATTACTGCATGTTATTCTGTGGATACCAAGGAGAGGTATATCCTAAGTACAGGTTATATGCTATGATTGGTGGGTTTATTCCATTTTTTGTGATGTTCTACCTGATTTATAGGAACTTTTACGGAAAGAATATTTTGGCGAATAAAGTATTATTCTTCTCTTTTGTTTCTATATGGGCTTTATATGGCATTGTTTATATATTGGATGAGATAACAAAGAATACATGTTTAAATGTTTTGGACTTGATTTCCAAATGTTTTGTTGGTATAGGATTATGGGCGTATTACGCTCATATTATTGAGCGTTAATCGCTGTTTTAATATATTTATAATAAAATATATTACACCTTTTTACATTTCAAACGCCGATTTTTATGTAGTCCTAAACCATATAAAAATCATTTATAGTTCTTTTTTATTTTTCGTGTTTTATTCTTTGGAACATATTTTTCTGGTCTTTCGTAAGCACCCTTAAATATATTTTCATATTTTTCTTTCGGTATTTCACTTATTACTTTTTGGATATTTTCTTTTAGGTTCTCATATTTTAACCCCCTCTAATTTTTGTAATCGTGATTTTAGCATACTAAAATAATTTTCTATGGAATTGGTAAAATGCTGATAAGGAACCGCATAAACTAAATTATTATGTTTATTTACTAATGCTTTTATTCTTTCGTTTCTATGTGCGGAAGCATTATCTAAAATAATTAATTTATTCCTTAATTTACTTGTAATATTATGCTCTAAAAACTCAATTAATCTATCTGTATTTATTCCACCCTTTTCATACAAATCCCAATTTACAACACCATTTACCGAAATAGCAAATACACCAGTATATTTTTTGAATACTTCTTGTGATTGTGTTTTTATTACACAACGCTTTCCTCTGTTACTATAACAATGGTTTCGTTTTTGTAATGATTTTATACTTGTTTCATCAATACAAATAATATCCTCTATTTTGTATTTTTTCACTTCATCATAAAACTCTTTTATTTTGGAATTAATATTTATATCTTTCCCAAATCGTTTTACTGGTTCGTGTCTAATTCTTGTAAGTTTCAAAGTTATATTATTATCATTAATTACTCTAAAAATCTGTGTTGTAGATAAATTAGCATCTTTGTATTTGTCTTTAAGTTTTTGGTTTAACTCGTGTAATGTGATTGTTTTATTTTTATTTATTTCATCAACTAAAAACTTAACATAAACTTTTTTGACTTTATAAGCAACTGGTTTTCTGTAATGAATATTAACATTCCCTTCATTTTTGTATCTTTCAACCCAACGCATTAAACTTCTTGGGGTGCATTTAAATATTTTACAAACTTCTTCTTGTGTTTTATCTTCAACTAAATAATATTGAACTGCTGTTAATTTATAATCATTACTTTTATGAGAAGGCATATATATTATTGAATTATTTTTTCATAAAATTGATTTATAAAAAAATTGAATTGAAATACTAATTATATTATATACTAAACACTATATATAATGACAATGGCAACATCAAGCGAAATATTTGACGAAGATATTAAAACATTCAAAGATTTAAATGATAAATTATTGCTGGAAATCGCAGCAGAAACTACTAATAAAATAACTGAAAAACAAGAACAACTCAAACAATGTAAATGGACTGATGGCGAATCAAATACTGATACAGATTTTTCAGAATTAGCGTGTAAATGTGCCGAAGAGGCTTGGTTACGCGTAAAACAAAATTATCCACTATTCAGTGTGATTACAATGACAGCATCAATCCCAGATATTATTTGCACTTTTTCAAAAAATGGAAAAACTATTAAAGTTCCAAAAAATAAAATAGAACTCAAAAGTTCTAAAAGCCATGTTATGCCAGGGTCAACAATAGGAAAGTTGGATATTAATCAACCATTGATTTATTGTTATAGACCAAAAAATCCGGATAACCCTTATGAAATTAGGTACGGGCAATATCATACAGCAATGGGTGAATCTGATATTGATTTATTTCAAGATAGAACACCACGACCTCAGTTAAATTTTACAAAATTATTTCCGTCTTCTCAAATAGAAATAATTTATTCTAATAAGAAAAAAGACGTATGGATTTCACATTACGGAAAATGTGCGGTTAATAGATTAAATCGTAATGTAAGTTATTCTTGGCAAGACTCGCTTACAAAAAGTATATTATATGAAGCATTACAAAACATAGAAACGATGGAGGATTTAATTAAATTACGTGAATCAGTCCGTCCGACATTGCTGTAAAATTTGTTGAACTTTCCGTGCAATTATATAACCTAATAATGGCGGTACTGCGTTTCCAATTGGTTTATACGCCATACTTGATGGTTTTCCTTCCGTTAAAATACAATTTGGTGGAAAAGTTTGAATTAAAGCGGCTTCACGAACCGAAAGCCGACGTTCCGGTAGATGTCCTTCATTATTTTTTCCTCCATTTATACGACGGAATTCAATATTGCCGTGATGTTCTGCACGCATCGTAGGACAAAATCCATCAATTTTAATTTCAGATTGCCCTTGCCCCTTATCCAATTTTGCTGCTTTTGAATAAGCTTGTTGTGCCATATCCGTTGATTTATCAGGTTCTTCTAGATGCATAAAGTAATGTTTAATAGCACAATTTTTTTTATTTTCAGTAATTATATTCCAGTCGTCTTTAAGTTTATAACGACAATCTAAACGTATTCCCATTATAATAACCCGATGTCTTGTTTGAGGAATTCCAAAATCTTCACATTTAATCAACTGATATTTTACTTCATATCCAACCGCAGCAAAATCGTCCATAATTTTTTGTATTGGATTTCCAGCCATCGTTAAAAGTCCATTTACATTTTCGGCAACAAATATAATTGGTTTAACTCGTTTAACTACCTCAACGTAGGATTGATATAATGTACCTCTATCAGCGTCAAACCCTATACGTTTTCTAGCATGACTGAAATCTTGACATGGAAACCCGCCTGTAATTACATCAGCAGACGGAAATTCATAATTATCAGTTATACAATCTCTTATATCTTTTAATGTATAATTATGATTCCACTTATTCAATTCCGCCACTTTTTTGGCGGCAGGAAGAATATCATTTTGAAATACAATTTTAAATGGTAAGCGTTTTAGATTTACGAACCCATCTATAGTGTAAGCAGAATCAATAAATTCGCTTGATAAGATGCTTTCGGAATGAACTATAACTTGTTCTGAAAATCCTACATCCATTCCACCCATTCCTGAAAATAATGATATTACATTTGTAGTTGATGAATCGTATGCAGGAGGCATTACAATCGTTGAATTAATAATTTCCCCGTCATCTTTTATTATTGTTTCTACTTTTTTTTTATTATGTGTCTTACTATTTATTAAATCAATTAATTCGCCTTTATTTTTCGAACTACACTTTGTAATACCCAATTCTTTACACTTTTCCATTAATTCTAATTTACTCATTTTTGATATATCCAATTGTTCGGTCATTTGTTCGATGATGTTAATTGTGATATTGTTTTCTGTATTATTTGAAATCAATTTTTTGTTTAATTCAATCAATTTTTCTTCAACTGCCTTGTCTATTAATGCCTTTATCTTATCAGTTTGTATTTCACAAGGGTTTTTACGAGTTAAGTGTTTATCGTAGTGTGATTTTTGAGAAAAGGTTTTAGCACATTTTTCGCAACTATATTTACCCATTTTAGTTATATAGTATATTACTATTTTATTTTTATATTGTTTAACTAAAATTAACTAAAATAGTTTTTCCTAAATAATATCCCGGACATAAATGTATATTATTTAATAATTAAAAATCGGCGTTTGAAATGTAAAAAGGTGTAAAATCAATTTCTTCTTTTTCTTATTGTTACTTTTTTTACTCTTTTTATTGGTTTTACTAATTTTTTACTTTTATACAATGGATATCTATTGATTTGTTTCTTATAAGTTCGTTTCTGTCTTCTTTTGCTGGTTCGTTTCTTTCTTGTGAAACCACCTTTGGGGCCAGCTTGTTTAAGACCTGGAACTCCACCGGCTGAACCAGGTGGAGATGTGTATTCTATAAATGGCCAAAATCCTGGGGTATTAATAAAGTGTAAAAATACTTGTAATTCATCTGGAACTGGATTTTGTGGATTTGGATTTTCTAATATAAATCTTCTCTCACTTTTTCTTGGATTTTCACTATCATATAATATTGGAATAGTAACTGGACTAGCCGGGTCTGTATTATCCTTATAATGAAACATAGTAGCCGCTGATGTTAATTGACTAGCATCATCGCCATAATCTTTCCAGTGTATTGTAATATGAATATCGCCTGGATTTACCCCACCAGCTATATTAGCTATTTCTAATATAATAGTTCTACTTGGTAATGGTTTGCAAACAATATTAACTATTTTTCCTATATTTGTCATACGTGTTTCTAGGTCTGTTCTTTCTGGACCCATCTGGCAAAATTTATTATACATAGTAATCCACTTTGTGTTTTGAACTAGATATTTTTGTTGACGTAACGTCCGTATAATATCTTCATTTTGTAAACTTTGTTGTTGTCCTATTGCCCTATCATAATCGTGCAGTATTTGACTTTTCTCTTTTTGATAGTCGATGTCTGGGTCATCGGGTTGTTTCTGTTTTCTGGATTGTGATTCTTCCCACTCCCACCATAATCCATCTATGTCTCCCACTAATCCATATATATCTTGTTCGTATAGTTCTACTTTTCTTTGTAACTTCATTTCTTCTTGTTGTTGTTGTTGTTGTTGTTGTAAAGTGACTGCAACAGCTTTTGATACAGGTTCGCTAACACTAGAACTACTAGTTGCGGACTGTTTGGACCCTTTTTTACTATTTTTAATAATAGGTGCAGAAGCTCCAGTATTTTTTGTTTTTTTTCCAGGTTTGCCTTCTAATTCAGCTGTTATTTCTTCAGGTGAAAGACCCATTTCAGTAAGTAGCTCTATTTGGGCTTGTTTGGAAGATGCTGCCCTTTCATCCATAACTCTGGCTTCTTCCATTTGTTTGTCGTTTTCAAGTTTGCGTTCTTTTTCTTGAATATGCCTAGTAGCAAGTGTCATAAAATAAGGCATACTTTTCAATATACCTAAGTCAATATATCTAATTATTAGGTCAAATATTTTTATCATGAGAACTGTATATTTTCTTAATTTCTCACTTGTTGAAGGTTTAAATTTACTAAGTCGTTCGGCGATATAGTTTACTTCATACTTAATGCTATTATTAAGAAGTTCGGCGATTGAAAAACAAGATAATATAGGCAGAATGGTTTCATATTTTAATTCTTCTTTTTGTATCTGTAACATTTCTAGTTCCAATATAAACAAGCTATCTGTTGGTGGAGTAAAAAAAGTAAAACCAGGATGGCGTTCTTTAACTTTTTTTAAACATTTATATAAAAACATTCCATATTCATATGACTGTTGAAGTTCTTCATCTTCTAATTCAAAATCAACTAATAATGGCGAAGAATTAAAATTCTCACTAACAGTAAATCTTTCATCGCGTTCTTTCATAGCACAAACGCGCATTTTAATCTCTGTATCAGAAACCTGTTTCCTCGATAAGTTATGTTCCATTCTATAAAGTTCATAGGTTTCATTATCTTTAAGAGTATGAAATGCTTTAGTAATACCATAAGTTGTTTCTCGCATAAGCATTACAATTGCCGGCATATACATAAAAAAAATTGTTCTAACTTCTTTTTTTAAATATCTGCATCCTGCTGAGATAGGGGATATAATATTTTGAAACTTTAAATTTTTAATTGGGACTTCTGTTAAAGTTACTCCATTCTCTATTAAAATAGCACGAATTTGATTTACCATATCTCTCTGTCTGGAACGGAAATCTTCATTATCGCTAGTTAAAGTTATTATTGAAGAAACATGAGATAATAACATAATGGGTGTTATATTCATTATTTTATCCTGAAGATTTCTTATATCTTTACGACCAATAAGCAGTATTCTCAATCTGTGACTTATATTATCATTATCTCTTCTTGCTTTATTTTTTAAAGTTAGGGTTTCTTCTGGTGTAGCTCCTTTTATAGCATATTCATCGGTAAGCACAGCCATAGGACCTGCAGGATTACGCGTTTCAAAAGCTATTAAATCAGTTTCATCTTCTGGCGTAATTCCATGGATGTTTGCTCCATTAACAATAGCTGAGTTAACTAACTCTACATCTAATGCTAATATTCCTATAATTAATTTTATTTGTTCGTTTTCAAATGGGTTCCCATTTTTATAGAGGGGATAAGCATCTTTAAAATAATCTGGTATATAGCTATCTTCAATAACAAATCTTAATAAAAATATTCTTCTTCTTGATATCAAAAACTCTTCATATTCTAAATCATAAATAGATGCGCCTTCACCACCAGGTCTTTTTTCTAAATCTTGGGCTTGTGCCATAGCAGCTTCGGCTTGAGCTAATTCAAAAAATGATGTTCCCTTATTACTCATAATAAAGTAATAGATATTCTTATACTATAAGAATATTATATTTTACTACCTCTCACTCCCACTCCCACCCCCACCCCCACCCCCACCCCTTCAATAATAAAAGCCTGAATATCTGCGTCGTTGGCTCCCCCCGGAGCTGCGTTCTTTAAGTTAAAAAGTCAATATATTCTTTTTATTAACAAAAGATAAAAACTCATAAAGTATTTTGGAAAAGTCATTTTGGACATTTATTTTTGTCCATTTTCATATTCCTGAAATACTTTTGGCCGAAAAAACTTTTAATATGGTCGCCCTTACCATAATGCTCTAAATACCAAAATTTTCATTTCAAAATTGTGATTGTAAAAAAATTATATTTTCTGGAAAAAAAGTTTAGGGGTTTTTTTATATATCCAAATATGATATAAAATGATATCGATTTTACCCCAAAAAACGACCAATTATTTCTGTGATAATTGCGACTTCATAACCAGTAACAAAAAAGATTACAGTCGTCATTTGGCGACAGCAAAACATTTAAAATTGGCAAAAGGATATCAAAAACCCGATATTTTACCCCAAAAAACCCCACATGATAATGGTTTCATTTGTTGTTGCGGTAGATTCTATAAATACACCTCGGGATTATGGCGACATAAGAAAACTTGTTCGGAATCTGCGTCTTCAACAAATATGTCGGTTATTAACACGTGTTTAGCTGATAAAAATATCATTCTAGAAATATTGCAACAGAATCAGGAATTTAAGGACTTGCTAGTGGAACAAAATAAGAAGATATTGGAACTATCCCAGAATGCCACTATGACACAGATTAATAATAATACGACGACAAACAATAACAAATTTAATCTCAATGTATTTTTAAACGAGACATGCAAGGATGCTATGAATATTATGGATTTTGCGAATTCCATTGAGATAAAGATGAAGGAATTAGAAGATGTTGGAACCTTGGGATATGCTACAGGGATAAGTAATATCATTATCAGGGGATTAAACGAATTGGAAATTCATCAAAGACCGATTCATTGCAGTGATTTGAAGAGAGAAAGCATCCATGTGAAGGACCAAAATATATGGGCATTGGATAAAGACAAATCACTTATGCAGACGGCGATTAAACGAATAGCGAGGAAAAATATATTGAAAGTTCAGGATTGGAAACAGGCGAATCCAGAATATTCAGATTTGAATTCGAAGACAATGGATACCTATTCTAAGATTCTAATCGAGGCCACTGGGTCATTTGAGAAGGAGGACAAGGAGAGAGATTTTGGGAAAATTATGAAAGCGATTGCTAAGGAAGTTGTTATTGTGAAATAATAAATAATGTGACTATTATATTCATACATACATCGTGTATGAATATAATGATAACTATATTTAATAACTATATTTAATAACTATATTTAATAATTATACCCTAGCTGATTAAGCATGTAAGCATTCGAAGGGGTAGGACTATTATCCGGAAATTCGCCAGATAAGGTTTGTCTTTGCGGATATTTAGGAGCTCCTTGATACTGGATTGAATTGTATCGTTTATTATATAATAGACCTGCAACATTATACGAGTGAGACCACATATTCACACCTTGATTATACTCTGGTGGAGAGGAATACTTATCATCTTCAGAGAGCAAGGCAGCCTTATTTGCTATATCATGTGTTAGTGTAGAATAAGGCAGAATAGACAAATCTTTACCAGCATCTTCCTCTGGTATAGGTATAGGAGCCGGTTTTCTACCTTTACTAGGTCTGCATCCATGACAATCTTTGTCAGCTAGGCAATCTTCACCTGTAATAGAACAAACACCTGGAGGTCCACATTTATTCGTGCAGGTTTCTATTGATGTTAAAGGCATATCAATACGTGAATTATTCTTAGAAAAGGCTTCTGTATAACCATTTACATTTCCATTAAGAGGTATAACTATTATAATAAGACTAAGAAATAAGAGAAGAATCCAAGATGTCGTCTTCATATACTAATACTAATATACTGTAAAGATAATAATGCTTGCCATTTAGAAAAATATTAACGCATATTTTAATATTTTTAATATCATTTTATAGTATGTCTAATAAGTTAGAACCAACTTCTATTGAGAAAAAAAAACAAGATAATGGGATAGAGACAGATCCTGTTGCCAAAGCAAGTAACTTCTTTCAAACCTTATTAAATAAGTTTATCAACCTTATTCTTCTTATTTTAATGGGTTCTATCATTTTATATGGAACCCGAGTAGCGCAAGCAAATGTTCTACCAACTGATTTTAACTGCTTTCCTTATACAGATACCATGGCACAAGTGAAAGAAGTTGTCGTGAATACGGATATTATTAAATCCAAAGGGGGGAAATTTTCTGTTAAACTGAAGTTTCCATCGGGACCAGAGGATTCTAATACTACGATATTAAAGTCTGGACTTATTGCTTATTTTAGAAACCTGAAACAATCACCAGACGCAATCACTATTTATTTATATATTGCCACTATTATACATTCCTTATTATCGGTCAATTTATCTTTGTTAAATACAGTTTATAATATGATGAATGGTGGATTAACCGAGACACTTATTATTTTCTTATCTCCTATAATAATTTTTATGCTATTGTTCATTCTCTTTTTTGGAAATTCTTTTTACCTAGTCTACTTATTTTTTTATAACACTTGGTTATTCTATTGCGATAAAACGATAGTGAATGGTAAAGCTACATGGGCACAAAAAGAAGAGAATCATATGTGGACGGCTAGTTGGTGGTTGCGTTCTCTCTTTATTGTTATTGGAGTGTGGTTTTTCTTATCTACTGTTGGAATGTTACTATTGCCTATTTTGTCTATTTTCGCTGTAGTATATAGTTTCCTTTTACCTATTTTTATGGAGGCAGAAATAATGCCAACAGAGACTAGTAAAAAGAAGACAGTATATACTTATAAAAATACATTGATGAATATTTTGAAATATAAGATGAATATTCTCATGTATATTATTAGTTTTATTGTTGTCATGGATGCTTATAGCACATTAGGCACTTATGAATGCATGGCTGCTATTCTAGTATGTATTTTACTATATTTCTTCAAGCCTGAAATATATCACGCTTATACAGTTAAACCGAATGACCCTTTTACTCCCGATTTTAGTCCATCGGTTCAAGCTAGTAGAGACTGTAATCCTGGTGATACCGCTACTCCAGCATCTGATGGAGAAGAAGGAGAAGGAATTAATGACCCATCTGTAGTAGAAGAAAAGGGAGGAGAAGGAGCAAAAGACTCCTCAGCACCACCATTAAAAGTAGAAGGAGAAGGAGAAGGAATTAATGAAGACACGGTAGTAGAAGGAACAGTTGTTGATACTGATAATCCAGTACCGGGAACAGTTGTTGAAATAAACGATAAATCAGACCCAAAAGTAGTGCAAGGAACAGTTATTTCTACAAATGACGAGCCTGTTGCAACAAGTGTCGCCACCCCTATTGAAGAAGAACAAGCAAGTCCAACACTTTTAGCAAAAACTGGTGGTAGAAAAACAAAAAAAGCAAGAAAATAAGTAATTTAATAAAGTAAATAGTTAAATAAAAAGTATTTAATTAATAAAATGAGCAACAAGCCCTTTGTTAGTCTATGCACACCTACTTTTAATAGACGACCATTCATTCCTATGATGGTAGAGTGTTTCAAACATCAAGATTATCCCAAGTCAAGAATGGAATGGATTATCATTGATGATGGAAGCGACAAGATTGAAGACTTAGTAGCCGATATTCCTCAAGTGAAATATTTTAAATATGATGAAAAGATGACTTTAGGACAAAAGCGCAATTTGATGCATGAGAAGTCATCAGGCTCTTTTATTGTTTACATCGATGATGATGATTATTATCCACCTGAGAGAGTGTCTCATGCCATAGAAACTTTACAGAATAACCCACAGGCATTATGCGCCGGTTCCAGTGAAATGTATATTTATTTCAAGCACATCCATAAGATGTATCAGTTCGGCCCCTATGGTCCTAATCATGCCACTGCTGCCACATTTGCATTTCGCAGGGAACTCTTGAATATGACGAGTTATGAGGAGACCGCTGCGCTAGCCGAAGAGAAACATTTTTTAAAGAATTACACGATACCCTTTGTTCAATTGAATCCATTAAAGACCATCCTGGTGTTTTCGCATATTCACAATACCTTTGACAAGAAGATTTTACTAACCCAGAATCACGATAACAATCCTTTTATGAAGCCATCAGATAAGAGCATTGACCTTTTCGTAAAGCAATTGAGCGCTAAAAAGTTCTTCTTGGATGAGATTGACCAGAAGCTAAGTGAATACGATTTTGGTGACCCTAGACATAAACCCGATGTAACAAAACAAATTAAGGAAATTAATGAAACGCGTGCTGCTCAGGAGAAACAGATGATGGAGCAAAAGTTGCAAGAACAACATCATATTATACAACAGTTATACGGAGAGAATCAACAATTGAAAGAAAAAATGGCCTATTATGAAAAGAAGATGGGAGAGATGATTGCTGCTAAAATCAAGGAGAGAAAAGCCTTGGCGGCAGCTCCACCAGCCCCACCAGCTGCAACTCCAGAGGCGGCAATAAGCGAGTAAATTTATTATTTTACAAAAGGGCTTAAAGACTTCCCCAATAATACAGTATAATCGAACAATCGATAACAACAAATATGTACGAAGACCAATACTCAAATGGTGATTCATCCTCTGAAGTGTCAGTATATCAAAGAGGAGGGAGAGCAAAGGTAACAAAGATAGTCTCTGATACGGACCCGTCTTTTTTCAAGATAACTAGAAAGGGGCAATATGGAGCCAAAATTTCTATTGGTCTTTTTTCAAGTGGAATTCAAGGCACCACTATTCGTAATGCTGTTACGGGTGCTAGGTATCCTGGAGCCTTGGTGGGTTCACAAGCAGAAGACTTGTATTACAAGGTAGCTCTTTGCACGGGTGAAACGAAGATGGAACGTCCCACCTTATTTTATGATAATCCGGAACAGTATGAGCGACATATGCACTGCACTGTTCCCGAATCATGCAAGAAGCCATGGTTTAACAAGATGATTGCGGCACAGACGAGACTAGTAAAGTAGTAAATGAATATTATAATATAATATAAAAATTGAATTCAATATAAATATATATATTGAATTTAATAGTAATAGCAATAGTAACGATAAATGGATGATAAAAGAGAAGAAACTCTTCAACTCCTTGAAGAGAATATAAAACACCGAGTTTTAGCAGGTGATAAAATTCCTTGTAAGAACGAACACAAGTGGCGTGATATTCCTGAACTAATTCGCCGGATGCTTACCGCTATACAAGTAAAACAAATGGGATTGTATACAGATTTACAACGGTATAGTGATATGATATCTAAATATCCTTATGTATTGAAAGCAAGCTATACACGGGATATACCTTTTCAAACAATGAGAGTGCACCTGATAACAATAATAAAGTCTCACAATATCCCAATATTAAATACTCGTCCTAGAGAAATTGATACCCTTTGGCATAGAACCCTTGTAGAAATATTTCATAATCTTAGATATGATTCAAACACAATGGATATAAGGACTAGTCCTTCAACTGATGACCTAGTATAAAATAACTAATAAGTTATAAATTAAAAGGTTATAAATATCTCTCTTTATATAAAATAATAATGAATCTTATTATTTTATTATTTTCCTATGTTTTTCATTCAAGATACGAAGGGTATGACATGCGTAATGTAGTTATACAACCTACTATTTTAGAAATAAAGAATGAAATACTTTTAAAAAAAGGATTTCTAGTGACAGAAGAGCAAATTATTTTTGATAAGTGCAAAAATTTTAACAGAGTTAAAAAGATAATTACCACCTTAGAAGATAACAATGTCGACCTCTATAGAAAACTGCAAATAATAGATAAAGAAGAGATAGAATTTACAAGTAATAAAGTTACACGATGCGATATAACCAAAGGTGGTCTGTATACTTTTTGGAATGAATAATAATGATAATTAGTTCTCTTCATCGCTTGAATTATGGTCTACCGTATTTTCGGAATCATCAATAACCTCGGTATTCGTATATTTTTCAATATAGCGATATATTCTATTGATATCTAATTTGCTGATTTCATAATTCTCAGATAGTTCTACAAGAACGGATTCATTCTTCATATTGTTTAAAAAGAAAGCTATCAAATCCTTACGGTCTAACCCTAATTGCTGACACAGATTTTGAATAAAGAGCTCATTGTTGTATTCAGTCGAGTATTTAGTTAACACTTTGGTAAAGCGTATCTCCCCCGGATTGTATTTCGGCTTCTTCTTAAAAGTCGTGTTATATATTTTGTTATTGTGGAAGGTTTTTATGAGAGAACTCATCTCATTAAACTGCCAAATCTGCTTTTGAAAAGTGATGCGGTCAATATAATCGGCGAAACAAATGTTATTCAAGACTTTCAAATAAAACGGAATAGCGGCCGTCTTTTTCATTCTTCCTAAAACATCAATAATGTTTTCATGCCATAACAGACCAACCGTTGTTCTATCAGTTTCATTCATAATCGTATTATGCTGTTCTATAGAGAAAGAAGAGTTGATTAACTGCTGCGTTATATTTTTGGTATCATTGTTATACAACTTCGTTTGAAAAATAGACTTCATCATAGACTTATTATAATTCGGGTGATGATACATCTGATACATTGATTTTAGTTTTCTTAAATCATTTTGCAAGAAAGTCACCATTTCTCTCTTGGTCTCATCATCTATAGTTGGTATCAAAGTTTCAATGAGAGAAGTCATTTGCCCCGGTGTTGGACTAGGCAAGTCAATCGTATTACACACAGCCATCAGCTCTTTAATCTTTTTATCTATGTGATAGTTTCCAATACAAATAATAGGCGTCAAAGTAATCTCTTCTAACTTCTGTTTCTTCGTCTTCTTAGGACGAATCAATTTAATAAGCATATTAATACCACCTTTGTCACCATTATTCATACCATCGATTTCATCCATGACTATAGCAATCTT